AGAGGATAGTCTGTATGAGGGAAATATCCAAACAGAAGTTATTCAGATGTCACTTGCGGGAGGTGGCCCAACAGGATATGTAGGCTTTGCTTGGTGTGCCGGAGATATCCAAGTAAATCACACAACAGGAGAAATTAATTGTGATGGAAGTGGAATGCTTGATGACGCGCAATCAGATTCGCTTGAAGCAAGTCTGACTGCTTACGCGGAACAAGTAAGAAACAATGAGAACTTCTCTTGTGAAAATATCAACCTAGACGAAGAGGAACTAGATTAGTACTAGAAACACTAATTTCTAATTTCGATTCTCTTTTAAAAAGTTTGAAACTTTTTAGACCGCTTGAACTGTGAGGTAAGTTCGGGCGGTCAATAAAGGCTTTAACAAAGTCCGTTACAAAGATATGAATAAGTTAATTAAAATCATTTATTACATAGTTGTCTTCGCGATATTTTTAATGGCTGTTCTCATGATTGCATCAATTTTCCCCATAACAGGTAACTATGAATTAAGAGTTGTACAGTCTGGATCAATGGAGCCGGCAATAAAGACGGGAAGTGTAGCTGTAATAAAACCGAGTGATGATTATCAGGTAGGTGATGTTATAACTTTTGGTGATGTTTATAAAAGTGAGACCCCTATCACCCACAGGATTGTAGATATAAAAGTGATAGAAGGGAATTATTATTACATAACAAAAGGAGACGCCAACGATGACAACGACCCAAAAGATGTCCCGAAAGAAGATGTAATTGGAAAAGTTTTGTTTAGTTTACCTTATGCTGGTTATGTTGTTCAAGAAGCAAGAAAACCTTTTGGTTTCGCAATTTTGATTATAATCCCAGGCGTAATAATTGTTTATGATGAATCCAAAAAAATATGGAAAGAGATAAAAAAAACAAAAAAGAGTAATACATAAAAATATTATGAAAACTTTAACTAAAAAAATAATAAGTTACACAGTTTTGTCTTTGATTATTCAGATTTCCTTTTCTTTTGTTGCGGTTAAAGTTTATGCTTATCACAGTGATGTAGAGTCTTCCAAAATCAATTTTTCTGTCGCATCTCTGGATTTTGTTTTAATTGGAAATGGTTTTGAAAACTCTAATATGTTAAGTTCTGCCAGCACCAGTATAGAAATAAAAAATGAAGGTAGTTTAGATTTTAAATACAAGATTTTATCAGAATTTGGTGACAGGAATCGTCTGTGTGAAAATTTAATTTTGGTGGCTAATTTAAACGGTGTCCAAGTTTACAATGGTTATATAAATGATTTTTCTTATGCGACAACTAGTTTGGGGATTTGGCAATTTCAATTAGAAGCAAGAGAAAATTCTTATGGTTATTGTGATTTCAATTTTGTTTATCAAGGGTGGCAAGAAGATTTTCCCGAGTATGGTCCTGATGGTTTTAGTGATGAAGAAAGTGTCGCTAATACGGTATTTATTGATGAATTAACTCCTGAACCTGTACCAGAATCTTGTATAAAGATTAACGAAGTTTATTATTATCCAGGAATTAGAGAAGGTGCAAATGGTTTTGAAAACAATCCAAACGATGAGTGGATAGAACTTTATAATGTTTGTGATCACGAAGTTAATATCAAAAAATGGTATTTAAATAATGAAGATAACAGCGAGTTGATAAACCAAAACTACATAATAGAAGCGCATCAGTTTGTCGTGATTGCTTCCAATGCTTCTACTTGGGCATATTGGCCAGATATTCCAAACAATGCTTTCAAAATTGCATTGGGCGGAACAAAAATGTTTGGCGATGGTTTCCGAGTTCGTAAATATCACCGAGCTTTGATTTCGGTGTGGCCGGTGCCCCGGGTACTACGTCGTCCTTGTCCTCGTTGTCGAGGATGAGGTCGCGGGAGAAGCCGGTCAGGTCAAGCATCTCGAGGGACATCAGCTTCAGCTCCGGCACTACGAGCTCCATGTCCACGTCGGTCATGGCGTTGATTTGGTTGTCGGCCAGTCGCCACATCCGTTCCTGTTCTTCAGTCAGCTCCCGGGTATCGTGCGCGCCGAAGATGGTCATGCCTTTGTCGTCAGTGATCCACACGTCCGGCAGTTTGTAGCGATCGCGGAATTCTACCCACGCAAGGTATCGGCCGTGGCCAGCGACGATGACCCCTTTCTGATTCACTTCCACGTTCTGCCTCCACCCTACTTCAGCCACCACGCGAGCAAGAAGCTCCAGCTGTTTCTTTGGATGCTTCTTTGCGTTTTTGTCGTATGGAATGATTTCGGGTGTTTGCATATTATTTTTGGCTAGTGAATGACCAGACCAGTGCGGCGACCCAGCCGATGAACGTCCAGCCCGTTAAGAGGTTGAGGACGAATATCGAGCCGGCGTTTTTGTGCCCTCGGCCGATTGCTATCCCGCTTGGGAGCAGGTAGCCCAGGGTTCCGATGCTGATCACGATTGCTAGGGTTAGTTTAAGCATGGTGGTTTTTTATAAAGTCGATGACGTCGATTGCCGGTTTCCAGTCCGGTGTCGTGTTGGCGCATATGCTGTGCTCGATCTCTCCGGCCAGCCCCTCGCCATACCGCACAGGTTTGCCTGTGGCGAGCGCCAAGTCCTTTATCCGGTGCGATGTGCCACTCCCGAGCTCGTAAGCGCCTACGGGCCAGGATTCTGCCCTCATGAGGGCTACGCAGATGTCCTCCACGTGGACGAAGTCCCTTGTTTGGTTCCCGTCCCCGTTCACGGTGATCTCCGGTTGCTTCAGGAATGCCCCTACTACTCCGTTGTCGTCGGCCCCGAATACGTTGGGGAGTCGGCACACGACTGCGTTGCTGTGGATAACCTGTGCATAAAGTTCCTGCGCTAGTTTGCTTATGCCGTAAGGCGATTTCGGATCCTTGCTGGCTGCCGAGGCAGTTATCACCACCCTGGCGTCCGGATTCTCGAGCAGGACCTTGATCGTGCCCGCGATGTTCGTCATGGCGTCGTACATCGGATCCTTGGTGCTTGCCTGGACCGATGTCTGTGCCGCGAGGTGGTATATCACGTCGGCTTTCGGGATGCTCACTTCGAGCACGTCCGATCCGTCCTTGATGTCGCAGAGGGTGATTGCTACCTCCTGCTTGGCTCCGTTGTAGAACGCCTCGAGCGCTTTCTTGAGGTGCCCGCCGATGAAGCCGTGATCTCCTGTGATGACGATGTGTTTCATAGCTTTTTGAGTTCCGCCTCCATGTCGGCCTTGCATCGGTCGATGATTTGGATCATTGCCTTAAGCTCCTTTTTGATGTCGACCCTCACTGTGACGTTGAAGTTCACCCCGTCCAGGGAGTAGTTGAATTGCTTGTTGACCGTGCTGTCGGCCTTGAGGATTTTGTCATCTTTTGCCATAAAATTATTGTAGTGGTGACTTAGTTGGTAATCCGCGCTCGGCGAGCATGAGCTCGAAGAGGGACTCTGTCAGCATCAGGTAGTCGCTGAGCGAGAGTGCGGTGTAGTCGACGCCGAGTTCCACGATCGTGAATTTCTTCAGCTCGTTTGCGGCCTCGTCTTGTTTCTTGTACCCCTCGAATATCTCAGGGTGCACGGTTTGCAGGATCTTCCCTGCCTGGCACGTTGGCCCCATGTAGAACACTTCATCCCACAGCACTTTCTCCGTGAGCTCGATCTCCTTTCCCTCTCGCTGGAGTTTGTGTGTGCGATGCTTGAACCTATCTTGCGCGGTGCGGAGCAATTCCGACGCTGTTTCTTTTGCATCATTCACCGCCTTGGTGAGTGCGTGCAGTTTGTTTAAATTCTCGCGTGACATTTGAATCGTATTCATATGTTTATATTATATCCTATTAAAGTTATTTTCTCCACACAATTCTGTTGGTAGCGTTTCCGCCGGCCGGATCCAGGACGACTTCGACTTTGTCGCCCACCAGGATGTTGATGCGCTTCAGGCGTAGCTTGCCGGCCAGGTAGCAGAGGATCTCTTTGCCGTCCTCCATTACCACCTTGAAGCGTGTGCCGGCGAGTGCCTCGATCACTGTCCCTGTTGGATTGTTTTGCCTCATACGTTTGGTTCTTTGTAGCGAGTAAGCGAACCGTCCGGCTTCAGCTCGACCACCTGCCCGTTGGTGTATTTCATTCGCGTCACTCCGTGTTTGCGGAACATCAGCTTTTGAAATTCATCGCGTTGGCGAAGCTGTTTGTATTCCGGATCCCGCTCGGCTGATGGGTGGTTGATCACCACGTCCGCCGTGTAGAGCACGTTGTAGGTGAGCGATTGAAACCGGAGATAGAAGTCGGTATGCTCGGTCACCTTGAGCTGGGGATCCCATTGGATCAGTTCGAAGATCTCCTTTTTCATCAGGGCGAAGTTGAGCACGCACCCGCTTTTTCGGTAGCGCACGCCCAGGTGGTTTTTCCAGTTGGTCTTATTCTCCATGTGGAAGATGGTGTTGCCTCGCTTCTCCGGTGTGAATTCGAAGTGCACCTCTACGCCGTTTTGCTTCATCAGCCCGCCCACGATGCCGGCTCGATTGTCGGCCTCCATTACCTTAATGAATTTCCCGATGTCTGTCTCCTCGGTGAATTCCATATCGTCGTCGAGGATCAGTTTGAATTTGTTGGGCGTCGATGTGACGAGGTGATTGCGCGCGTAGCTCACTCCGCAGTCGTATGGCAGGGACTCTACACAGAGGCGCTTGACCAGGCCGGCATCGTAGAGCCGGTCCCGCAGGTCTTTATAAAATGCTCGGTCGAGTACCTTGTCCTGATCAGCCACGTAGATGTTCGCCATCGGGTAGTACTGCACGATCGAGAAGAGCAAGCGCTCCAGGGCTTTCGGTCGCTTGAATGTGGTGATGCATACGTCCACGAATTTCATGTCGTTGCGACGCACCTCGGTGACGTGGTTCGGCGCGTACTCCTTTGCCCCGTTCATGCTGACAGTGTAGTCGAGCTTGAATCGGCTGTAGAAGCGCTCCTTGTCGCATCGGCGCATTCTGAACGCCTGGTATGTTGGGTGTCCCTCGGTCTTTTCCACCTCCTTGCGGATGTGCTCGGGTTTGTGAATCACGATCGGATCCGGCGAGAAGTAGACGTTTATTTTGTGCTGTTGCAGGTCGACAAACCAGGAGAGATGCTCGTATGCCACTTTGATTTCTTCGTCCCAGGGGATGTCTTTGATGCGCGCCACTCGAGCCACGAAGAAGTTGAACGTCAGGTCGCACTTGATGTATTTGAGCCCGCTTGCGTCGTCGTATTTAAATTCGGCCTCGTCCAGCTTTATTGCTTTGGTGACCAGGTGGTTTGGGAAGCGCTCGATGCTTCCCTGGTAGTTCCGGACCACGCCGTCCTGGATCACCCGCCCGCCGATGAGGTCAATTTCCGGATGTCCGTCGAGCAGGATCCGCATCTTGTCGATGCCGGTCGTCGCTTCGTAGTAGAAGTCGTCGTCGCCAACCAGGACGAATTCCGTCTCCACGTGCTTCATGAGCATGTTGCGGCCGACGCAGACGCCCGAGTCGTAAGGGAGCTGGACGTACTTTGCGCCGTACTCCTCGCAGGTTTTGGCGAGCTCGGCGTTGTGCTCCGCGTTTTCTCCCACGACGATGTTGATGTCGGGGTAGTGGCGCTTCAGGGACTCGATGCACCCGATGGTGTATGCCGGTCGCAGGAAGCTGATGATTATTGCTGTTGTGTTTTTCATAGGTTTGATTTGAAAAATGCGGATGCGAATTTTTGGGAGCAGAGCGATCGGAATTCCATGTCTGAGTCGGGGTTGAATCCGTCGAATTCCTTGATGTACTTTGCGTGCCCTTTGTGCATGAATGCCAGTGATGGCTTGTCTCTGCCTGGCCGTGTATAAAGTTCGGGGATCTTCGGCACGTCATCCCAGTGCTGGTATGCGCGCGGCGGGATGTTGAATTTTCCCCATAGCGCGGTCCGCTTTGTCCACGGACTGCCGTACCACCACGGTTCGTATTCGTATGCCGGCTTCCCCAGGAATTGCTTGAGCACTCCCTTGGCTGGGTTCTCGATCACCCACCAGACCGGATTGCATTCAGCGATGATGCGTTGGCACTCGCGGACCAGGTGCATGCCCTCCTCGGGATTTCTCGCCTTGCCGTTCGATCGGGCCGTTGAGAATTCCAAGCACACAGGGTTTGCGATGATGCCGTGGACGTCCTTTGGCGGGTGGTAGTTCTCCACTCCGATCTCTCGGCCTACCAGGATCACGTTGTACCCAGCGTCCCGATAGGGCTTCGTGTCTGATCCGGTGTCGGCGCATAAATGTAAAATGGTCTTGCTCATATCTTTTTTTCGACGACCACGATCGTATCGTTTTTACTTCCGCCGTGCGCGATGGTCATGATCTCCACAATGCGGAAGCCCCGGGTGACGCCGAAGCCGTTGGTGTTCCATCCGAACGTGATCGCGTATCCGCCTGGGCGGACCGCGTCGCAGATTGCCGATTTCACTTTCTCGTAGAACACCATGCTGGTGTCTTTGGCCGTGGCCTTTCTCCCTAGTATTTTATAATGCTCGCTGATTTGTCGGAAGCTGTACGGTGGATCGAAGAGCACGCCGTCGAGTTTTCCTTTGCCGAAGAGCTTGGCGAATTCCACCGCTTCCACATGCGACTTGGCTTTCGTCGCAGGGTTGAGGTCGTTGGTGTACTGGGCCGGCGAGTTGTTGCCGGCGAACGGATCCGCCCAGCGTTTCCCGTCCCCGACGTACCTGGTGAGCAGGGATTTGATAGGACGGATGGTGAATGTTTCGTGGCTTGGCATTGCCCACATGCGCGTAAAGAACACCGGCGTGTGATCGTGGTCCGGACGGTCCAGGATCCCTGCGACGTTCGGCGCGCCGTAGTAGCTGATCGGGTGCTTGAGTTTTACGCGCTTGTGTTTCATGCTCGTTTAAATATAAATATCCCGTAGGTTCGACCCTCCCCTTGAGTGAATGTTTGGTAGTGCGTCCATCCGTCTCCGGTGAACATTGCGAGCATCATCGCCTCGGTGAATTGCTGCTTGTGGTGAGGGTTGCTGTTCGGCACGATCGGCGTTGATACGATGATCCACTTCTTCGCTTTCTTCGCTAGGTTTATAAAATGTCCGACTGGATCCAGGTGCTCGATGATTTCGAAGCCCACGAAGACGTCGAAGCTGTCAGGCCACTCCGCTCCGTCGTTAGGGTCCTCGAAGTTTACTTTTTGAAATAGCTCCGGATCTCCCACCGGATTTTTGTCGATGCCGAGATACGTTGCGCCGGCCTCTACGCGCGCGGGCGTGAGTAGGATCGGCATGCCGTATCCGACTCCGCATCCGGCGTCGAGGATGTCGTCACTGTCTCCGATGAAGCCGGAGGCGATGTGGTATCTCGCTTCGTGGCTGTCGCGGACTGCTCCGTCGAATTGTTTGTTGTCGTCTATGCGTTCGTAGTTCATATGCGTTTTGCAATTATTCTAACCAGTAAAGGGTCCTCGTCTTTGTAGGGTGCGAGTCCGCGCGCCACTTCGTAGTGCTCGATTTCGAAGCCGTTCTCGATGAGGGTATTGCGAAGCCATTCGCCGTCGATGTAGTTCCGGTCATGCTCGGGGTACACCACCGGCTGGTCGCCGATAGCACGTGCCTCCGCGCAGAAGTATCCGCGCGTGAGCTTCACGATCTCCGTGATCTCGTCGTTGCTGATCGAGTGCAGGAAGAAGCGCGAGTACACGACGTCCGCTTGTGCGATGAGGTCTTTGGCCTCGCTCCAGGGCTTTTGTTCGAACGTCACCCAGCCCAGGGTGTTCGGTTTGAAGTTCGGGTCTATGCCGGTGACGCGGTTGAAGATGCTTCCGAGTGTGAACGAGTCCCTGCCGTTTCCGCTGTCTCTTTAGGGCATTCAATCTCAAGAAAAGAAAAAGGAATTGATAATAACACGGCGGATGATTGGATGGATACTTATGATGGGTCAACA